TGGTACAACTGGTTTTGGAACAGAGACATGGAGTAATTTTGCCGAGGTTTGGGCAATAGTAGATTATAAAGGAGTAAACAAGGAGGAGGTAGAAGGTGGCAAGATAACAGCATTAAGCCAGGTGAGAGTTACCTGTCGAAATAGGACAGACATAAACGAGCAACAAAGAATTATCTGGATGGATAAATACTATCAAATAGAGAATCTCCAGATAAGTGAAGACAATATGTATTTGCATTTATTTTGTTCATTTGCTCAAAACTATGTTTAATGTTTATATCACAAGCAAAGTTAAATAGGCTAAAAAGATTGGAAGGCAAGACTAATAAAAAAGGTCAGCCATTAGCTATATCTAATTTTGCAGAAAGTGTTATTGAACTTGACAACATTATGCAGCAAATTACAATAAATAAAAGAAAAGAAATTACAAAAGCAGCAGAGCCTATTGCACTTAATGCTTATAGAAATCTTGTACCAAAATCTTCTATATCACATAAATTTTATGTAAAAGGTAAAGGTTTAAAGTATAATATAATGCCTGGTAATTTACAACGCTCAATACAAATAGTAAGTGATGTAAAAAACTTTAAATATTTAACTTCTGCTATTGGCCCATTGTATAAAGATGCTGGCAAAGGTGTCACATTAGGTAGTGATAGTAAATCAGATGGATTTTACGCTCATATGGTTTTTGGAAATACTAAAGCATGGGTAAAGAAAGTTAAGAATCAAGCTGAAAGAGCAAGTCAAATGGCAGTAATAAATAAAATGTCTGGTGAAGCTCTTAAAATGGCAAAAGAATATCCTCGTAAATTTTGGGAGTTATGATAGGTAAAGTAATATACGGGAGATTGACAACTGATGCAGCAGTAACTGGTATTTGTGGATTAAATATCTTTCCGGACATTGCTCCACAGAATGTCCAATATCCTTTTATGGTTTATACTGTCGTAAATTCTTTACCAGTTGATTACAAAGATGGACAAAGTAACTTAGAAGAAATCAATGTGCAGATAGATGTATATACTAATAATTACGAAACTACACAGACACTTGCAAACAATGTGCGCAATCGGTTAGATAGATTTGTAGGAACGGTAAATGGCATTGCTGTACAAACATTAAAATATATGAGCTCTGACAGTCAGGTGTATAATGCTGATTTAAATGTTTACTGGATGAGTGTTGATTTTATGGCAAAAATGAAACGATGAAATTAAGATTATTAAAAGAATGGAATGGAAAGGCACCAGGTAAAGTAGGTGTGTTTTTATCTGAATATGGTGAGCAAATGATTAAAGATGGCATTGCAGAACTACTTGATGAAGACTTTGTTGTTGAACAAATGCCGCAGAAAGAGGAGACTAAGCAAGATCCAGTTTACATTCCTATTCCAGTGCCTAACTCATATTTCAATGACGAAGAGCAAGAAGAGAAAATTAATAAACCAAAAAATAAATAAAAATGGCAACTACTGGCATAATTAATGGTACGTTGATGCGACTATACAAAGATAGCACTGCTATCGGTTACGCAACATCCTGCCAAATGAACATCTCCTCAGCCATGCGTGAAATCTTGACAAAGGATTCAGCAGCTGGAGGATGGAGGGAAGTAAAGAAAGGTCAATTATCTGGCACACTGTCCACAGAGGCATTGTACGCAGGCCCTGGTGATTCTTCCACTAATTACTTATTTGATGATCTCTTTACCGACCTGATTAGTGGTACTGCGCTAACTATTAAGTTTACTACTGACGTACAAGGTGACAATGTGTTCACAATGTCTGCTATTTGTACATCATTAGATTTAAACGCAAGTGTAGAAGAGAATACAAGCTATTCAGCATCCTTTGAGGTTACTGGTGCAATCGTGAAGACTACTAAAGCATAATTTTAAATCCTAACACATGAAAACAATAACAATAGCCAACACATCCATACCGATTAAATTTGGTATGTATGTGTTAGGTACATTTCTAAGGGAGAGGAAACTTAAATTAAGTGACCTTTCCCTTTTAGGAGAAGATCTCTTACTTGCCCTTGAACTTGCCTTTACTGGAGTTGAACATGGTTACAAAGCCAAAGGGGAGAAATGCCCTTTTACTTTACAATCTTTTTGCGACTTGGTAGATACAGACATGGGAGGAATATCTCGCATAATGGAAATGATTTCAAATGAGATTTCACCACCAGAAGATGAGAGCCAAAAAAACGTAGTGGCGAAGGCGGAGAGCTCACACTTGAATACATCGAGCGATTTTGTTTCGGAGTTTTAAGATTTCCACCTTCGCAATACAATGAAATGAGTTTTAGAGATGTTGTTATGGCTATGCAAGGTTATAACAATTTCTTTCAACAGCAAGAGCAAACGGAATGGGAACGAATAAGATGGCAAACAACACTTTTACTAAATGTTCATACGGCAAAAGGTAAAAGTTTAAAGCCAAAGGATTTAATTGAATTTCCATGGGAGAATCCGATAAAGAAAGAAACTAATAGAAGTTTGACAAATACTGACAAAACAATATTTGACAAATGGGATAAAGAAGAATAATGGCAATAGGTAAATTACTTTTAAAACTTGGAATTGATACCACTAATCTTGACAAAGAGTTAGGAAAGGTAGAAAAATCTATGACGAGATTTGGTAATACGATGAAGAACGTAGGTTCTAATCTTACCACATCTTTGACTATGCCTATTGTCGGTCTTGGAGCGGCTGCTTTAAAATCTTTCGCGGATATGGAAAGACTTGAAGGAGGCTTAACCGCCATTATGGGAAGTAGTAAAGATGCGGCTATTGAAATGGATAAGCTGCGTAAAGTAGCTGAAAATCCTGGGCTTGCTTTACCTCAAGTAGTTAAGGCTTCTGCTTCGCTGCAATCTGTAGGAATGGATGCAGATAAGGCAAGAAATGTGATTGAGCAATTTGGTAATGCTGTTGCAAGGGCTCAAGGTGGTCCAGAAGAATTTGCAGGCGTAATATATGGTTTAACTCAAATAAGTAGTAGTACAAGTATTCTTGCAGAAGATTTAAACATAGTAAAAGAAAGGCTACCAGAGTTAAACGATATATTATTAAAAACATTTGGCACAAATACTGCAGAAGGTTTAAGAAATTTAAATATTAGTAATACTGAATTTATTGATGTTATTACAAATCAATTAAGTGTATTAGATAGGGCAAATGGTGGTTTAAATAATTCTTTTGATAATTTAAAGGACAATATAAACGCATCTTTAGCAGAACTTGGAAAAACAATAAACGAAACATTAAAATTAGAAGTTGTATTTGATAATGTTTCAAAAAAAATACAAGAGTTAGTAGATAGGTTTAAAGCACTTACTCCCGAACAACAGGCAAATATTGTAAAATTTGCTTTAGTAGCTGCTGCGATCGGGCCCGTTATTTTAATACTAGGTCAATTTGCTACATCAATAACATCTATTATTACTTTAACTAGAACATTAATACCACTTTTTACCGTTATGACTGGTGGTACTTATTTACTAGTTGCGGCTATAGGTTCATTAGTTGCTTATTATGCAAGTACTGACGAAGGGCAAAAAAGCCTATCAAAAACAGGTAATTTATTGTCAGAATCATTTAATAGAATTAAAACAGCATTTCAAACTACTTTGAATTTATTATCTAAGCTTCAACCATTATTTGATATTTTATTATTTATATTTGGCAAAATAGCTGTTTTTACTTTTGAAGTAGTCCTTTCACAAATAAATTTAGTTTTATCAAGTATTAATTTTGTTTATGATGGGGCAGTTAAACTTTTAGAGACTCTAAGGTTAATTAACAAACAGAAAGTTGAACCAAAAGTAAGTGTAGATAGACCAAGCGGAGCAGGAGGAAGTTGGGGTCAAGAAGTTACTACTAATAAAAATAAATCAGTTACTTCGGTATTGCCAAAAATGCCTTCAGTTAATCAAGGATTACCAAAAGGCAATACCACATTAGATGCAATAAAAGAAATGCAGACTAATAAAAGTATGATGCAATTTGAAATGTTAAATGTCAATGCTCTTCCTACTTTAGATTTAATTCCTAAAAAATTAGAAAGTATTACGGCTGCAAATGAAAGATTAAAAGAAACTAATTTAGCATTAGCCAATTCATTTGATGCCATTACACATAGAGTAACATCTGTTGAAGTAGCACTTACTCCAATGCAAAATATATTAGTTGCGGCAACCGATGCTTTTTCAAATATGGCGATGCAAGGCGAAACCGATATGAAGAAGTTAGGTAGTGCAGCCATACAAGCGGCTAAAATGGTTATTAGTGCCTACATTAAAGAAGGTGTAGCAGGTATTATAAAAGGTATATTAGGCGGCCCGTTGGGTAAAACTTTAGGGCCTGGAGCTATAGCCGTAGCAGGTGCAGCTGGTGCAGGTGCAGCCGTTTTATTTAATACGATGCTTAATAAAGTTGCTCCGCCAAAACTTGCACAAGGTGCTTTGGCATACGGCCCAACAATGGCAACAGTAGGAGATAACAGGAATGCAAGAGTTGACCCAGAAGTAATTGCGCCATTATCTAAACTAAAGGGAATGTTAGACGGTGGCGGATCACCTTACATATTAACCACCAGAGTGGCTGGAAGTGATTTATTGGTGATTATGGAAAAGGCTAGAAATATTAATTCAAGAATAAGATAATGGCTGCAAGATATACATCTACATTTTATTCAGAGAAAGGGCGTAAATATTACTTAGTAATAGATGACAGTACTTTTTCGGGAATGACTTATGATGTCGATGTTACAGGGGCGCAAATAGAATGGCAGGCGGATGTTGAAAACGGCTTAGAAAGATACGCTCCTATTATTGGAAGTAATTTTAAGTTTACTATTATAATTAATACAGAACAAAAACAGCAATTATTAACCGATTTTTTAACGGCTCCAGAGGGAAGATTTACTATTCAATTAACTGCTTACGACACATCAAACACACCTAACTTTTATTGGTATGGCTATATTTTAGCCGATTTAATTGAATTTGATGATGTTCCTTTGGGAATGGGATATAATTACACTATAAATGCTATTGATGGTATAGGATGGTTAAAAGGCATTGATTATAAACCCGATGGCAGCGATATTTATCAAGGTGACGATACTATAATAAATCATGTAAATAATTGTTTACAAAAACTTACATACGTTCAATCAATCTATGGCACATCTATCGGAGTGTTGGCTAGTGCTTTTCAGTGGCATGAAGATTCATGGACTTATTCAACTTCTATAGACCCATTATTAAGAATGAGGGTTAATCATAAGGTTTTTTACACCATAGATAGTAAGGGTAATTATACCTACATGAAGTGCTATGATGTTTTAAAAAGAATGATGGTACCTTTAGGTTTAAGGTTCTTTTTTTCCGATAGGAAATTTTTTATGGTTCAGCCTAATACTTATTTAGATTCAGCCGTTACAATCAATATTTATTATTTAACATCTACTTTATTACAACAAAGTAGTTTTCAGTCAAGTATTGAAAATGATAACTATTCTGGCACAAATAAGATGCTTCGTTTTAGCGGAGGCAAATGGGGATATTATGGACATATAAAAGATTTAGATATTGAATACGAACACATAGCATCGGTAAATTTATTGTCAGGTAAAATATTTAATAACCTAAACACCGAGTTTTTTAACTCAAAAGATTTAGATTATAATAATGATGAAGCTACTATTACATTTACTTCTGTAATGAAATATAGAGATAGTCAGGTAGGTTCAAGTACTATTGCGGAACATATAGTAGAAGGTTCTTTTGTTATCGAGTTACGACCTATTGTAGTGCCATTAATAGATTTTTTAACAGCAAATCGTTCACCTGAAATTACCACATGGACATTAGGCAGCGGATGGACTTTTTCCGATGGTGGCGGAGCGGCTTTAGGATATGCAAAAGCAACCAATGCTACAGGTGATTTAGTTTACACTAATTTT